ATTCTAGAGGAGGTAGAGAGACTACGGTCTATTTATGCAGATTCCTGTAGGGCTTTTCCTGTTTTTATGGGAACCTTAAAGGATGAAGTTTTAAAGAAGACTAAGGTAGATGCGCATAAGACGCGTTTGTTTACTGGTTCTCCATTTGCTTTCTCTATAATATTTCGTCAATATTTCCTACCCTTGGTTGCAACTATGCAAAACCAGCCTGAGCTTTTTGAGGCTTACGTTGGTGTCAATGCCATGGGTAAAGAGTGGTGTAGACTTCATGAGCACTTATGTGCTTTTGGAGAGGATAGGATATGTGCAGGGGATTATCAAGCCTTTGATAAAACAATGTGTCCAGCTATAGTCCTTGAAGCTTTCCGGGTGCTGTTAGCACTTGCTAAGCGAGCAGGGTATAATGATGAGGAACTACTCATCATGAATGCTATGTCTTATGATATAGCGTTCCCTGTGGTGAACTTAGATGGGGATATTGTAATGGTTTATGGTATGAATCCAAGTGGACATCCATTGACTGTGACAATCAATTGTATAGTTAATTGCCTACTACTACGTATGGCTTTTATCTATTATAACCCAGATCTAAATTTCAAAGATTACGTCCATTTGGCAACTTATGGAGATGATAATATATTTGGGGTTAGAGATGGTTGCGATTTTAATCATACTTTGTTGTCTGATTTTCTCGCAAAACAGGGTATAATATATACAATGGCTGATAAAGAAACAGTTTCGGTCCCTTTCATTCACATATCTGAGGGTACCTTCCTCAAACGTTCATTTGTATTCAGTGAACCCCATGATTGTATCGTGGGGCCACTGGATATAGCATCTATCCATCGTTCACTGTTGCATGTGATTCCTTCAAAAGCTCAGTGTAAGGCAGAACAATTAGTTGCTCAAATGAATACCAACTTATTACATTTATCCTTGCATAGCCAGGACCTCTTCGATTATTGGAGAGATTTCTTTGTACGGATGATAACAAAGTATGAGTTGAGCCCTTTCCTCGGCAAACATGGACTCTTTACCTGGGAGTATTTACTTTCCAGATTTAAGAAAGATTGTTTGGCAGATGAGGCAGAATTAGAGGAAATGGTTCTGGTAGAACCAAAGTTGCAGTGTGGCTGTATACCAGCAGATGACGATGAACATTGTTATTTGTGTGGCTTTGATGATTGTCCTTTAGCCAATAAGCTGAATGCAATTTGTCCAAGATGTAGCCACTGCCGCCACTGGGAGGTCATTGAGGATGACACTTGGTTTTTGGGATGTCAGTATTGTGAGACTGAATTCCCATTGCTGTGTGATTGGTGTATGACTCCCACCATTGATATACGGGTTCGACTCGACTCGTATCATAACATGTTTTATTGTTCGCAATGTTATGGCACGTATCAACGTGAAAAAGAGTTACGTCAGGGTAAAAACGTGAGAAATCAAAGCAAATGCCGCCCTCAGTGTGATCCGATGTATGCAGACGAGCTACCATTCAGACGGCTGCTGAGGGAGACAAGAGAAGAAAGTAAAGAGTCTTCTCCTAAGCTCGGACCCTCCTTTACCAATGTGGATGTCCTCGGTAAAGGTGAATAACTGACATGCCACACCGTTTGACATGAATCTGATGGGTATCCCCCATCTAGCGGCGAGTAGTAGCCCCGCGCAAAGTGCTACTACAAGTGCAGGCGCAACCTCTGGTCAGGGTGCTGCCCAAGAATTAGACCAACAAACTACAACTTTTATGAATGCCACACCATCAAATATGGCTACAGTTCCCCACACTCTGGAAAAGTTACCGTATTTGATAGCTGATCAATCAACCGAGTTAGGGCAATTTTTGAGTCGACCCGTAAAGATTGATTCAAAAACTTGGTCCACCACGGATGATTTGGATGATTTTGATACGATTTATCCTTTTCAGGCGTATTTTAATAATGCAAATATTAAGTATAAATTGCATAATTGGGCTTTTTTACGTTGTAATTTACATATTCGTTTTGTATTTAATGCATCTCCTTTCTATT